TCGGACGAGCTGGGGGTGTCGGTGGGATCGATTCGCTCTCCCGCCTTCATTCACTACTGCTCGACCGAGGGTGGCTCGTCTGGTGCGCCACTCGCAACCCAGCAGGGAGTCGTGATAGGAGTCCATTGCTTCGGCTCCGCCTTCTGCAACGAGGCGGCCCCGATCACGCAGGATGTCCTGGATTTTCTGTTGGGCGGCGTGAAGGCAGCTGCGCCGAGTACGGCCACGGTCCAGCCTCCAGTGTCCCAAATAAAATCTTCTGGGACCCTCTCGTCGCCCCCCACCTCGGCCGAGAGCTCGCACGTGCCAAGAGCGAGTGGAGTTGGAGCGAAGTCAGCGCTGAAAAGGAGCGGAAAGAAATCGAGAAATTCCGCTACCCGAGTGCGGTCAACTTCTGCGAAAGTACGTTTGACCGAGCCACCGAAGGAGTGTGCCGCTGGTTCGCCGCCCGTTGCGGCGAAGCCCGCGTCCGCTCCGAAGACCAACTGAACATGGATCTGAGCAACAGTCCCGGCTGGCCGTGGAAGCAGCGGTTTCGAACGAAAGCCGCGGCCATTGAGCAGGCGCCTGAAGAGGTGCGGAAGCTCTGGCAGTACCCTAGCCGGGATGCTCGGATAGTGTGGCACGGTTTCGGCAAGAAAGAGATATTGCCGATCGCGAAGGCGGCCGAGAAAGCGCGACTTGTGACGGGGGCGCCCGTTGACCTCGCAGTGCTCGGAGCTCGTTTGTACGAAGACATGAACGAGCGAATGACCAGCCAACACACGATGACGCACTCCGCAGTTGGAATGTCGAAGTTCCATGGTGGATGGGATCGTCTAGCGCGAAAGTTCCCCGGTGGGGTGACTGAGGCCGACGCAAAGCAGTGGGACAGCGGGATGACCGAAAGGCTCCTCCGCGCCGTCTACACCGTGCGATGGTTCGCGCTAAGAGACGAAGACCAGACGCCCGATAACTGGGAGAGGCACAACTGCTACGTAGACAACCTAATCCAGGCACCGATTCACCTGTCTGACGGCTCGATGTGGGCCGTGTGGGGCGGGAACAAGTCGGGGTCGGTCAACACTGCACATGACAACACGCTAGGTCACATCCTGGTGTGTATGTACGCGTGGCTGCGCACCGGTTTGCAGGAAGAGGCATTCTGGGAGCATCCGTTCGCCTTGTACGGTGATGACTTTCTATCTGGAGCCTTGCCGGAGGTGTTCTTCGAGCACTACCGCGAGGTTGGCATTAAGTTGCCGGTTGAGAACGTGAAGCAGCACAAGAGCATTCAAGATGCGACGTTTCTGAGTCAGTACTTCCTGTTGAAAGATGGGATGTACATGGCAGTGCCGAAGTCGTTGAAGTACGTTTTGGCGGCAGCTACATCAGATATAAAACCGTCGCTTGAGTTGGCTCACAGTCGTGTGACGTCGCTGTGGCTGGATGCGTTCTGGTCCCC